CGGAGTAGCTTCTACTACTTCAGATACTGGGCAAGATAAATACATGAATTCAGCGGGTAAAGTAGTTACTTCTACTACCACTAGTATTACAGTACAGTTAATTAATCATGCAGCTACAGCTGCAACAGGTGTATTAACTGCAGCTGGTATAGCATACTCTAAGTGTGCCTGGAATGAATCTAACCTTACTTATAGCCAAATAACTTCCGGCTTAAGTGATAGAAATCAGCTACAAAAATTTGGTATGCTGTTCCTAGTAGATAATGTAATGTACGCAGTTGATAACGCATCCCTAGGACAAGTAACTATTGATTTTGGACTAGATGCTATTGCTACTGCACAATGGACTGGTCAAGCAACAGCTTTACGTCAGTTTGGTATTGATCTTACTGCATTAGCTGGTACTTTTGGTAATGGTAGCACCGCAAATACAGGTTCTGGAGCATATCTAGCTGCAGGAACTACAGGAAAGTACATTACTAATAAAATTAGTACTATTACCTTAAAAGCTGTTAAAGCTATTGGAAACTCAGTTACTGCTGGTAAAGAATATTTGGTACCTATTACTGGTGGCAGCATCACAGTTAATAATAATATTAATTATATTACACCGGCTATTTTAGGTGTTGTTAATACTCCCGTTACATACTATACCGGCACTAGAGCAATTAGCGGAACAGTAACAGCTTATCTGCGTACAGGTAGCGCAGTAGAGTCTGGCAAGTTACTTTCTGACTTACTAGCTGAAGCTACCACTACTACTGAGCCTATGTTCAGTCTAAGTATGAATATCGGCGGTGTAACATCTACTAATCCACGAGTAATTATAGACATGCCATCAATCTCCCTAGGTATTCCTACTATTGACGTACAGCAGGTTGTAAGTACAACTATTAACTTTACAGCTCAAGGGTACGCACCTAATGTAACTGTTGCTAATACTGCATTCGACCTAACCAAGGCATCAGATTTAGCAGTTCGTTACTACGGCGTTGCTTAATTAAGTTTTACAAGAGACGGCTTGATCACCGTCTCTCTTTTTCTTTACTATAACAAAGGATATAATCCATGTCAATTGACAAAGTTTCAGTTTCTAGCCTATCACTAAAATCATTATTAGTTCCTAGTAAACAAGTCGAAGTAGAATTTCCTGGACTATCCGGGTTTAAGATTTTACTTAATTTCTTATCTCGTGAAACCCTAGTAGGTATTCGTAAGAAGGCCACTAAAATCACTTTTAAGAATCGCCAGCCTACAGAAGAATTAAATGATGATCTATTCTTACAGCTATATGTAGCTGCATGTATTAAAGGATGGTCTGGTTTTAAACTAACTTATCTAGAGCAATTAGCTCCTGTTGATTTAACAGGGCAAGACATGGACGCTGAGTTAGAATATAATGAAGAAAATGCTTTATTCTTAATGAAGGCTTCAAGTAACTTTGATTCATGGGTTAGCGAAAATGTATCAGAATTGGGAAACTTTCAGAAGTCCAGCAACAGCAAGTAAATCTGCAGCTGGAATCGTACTTTCAGAATAGTAATGTTGGCATGGATCGCGAACAGTATTTTGAAATGTGCGAAATGTTGGGTAATGAACCCGTGGATTCCGAAATTCCTGTAGAGCTAGACGATATGCCTTTAGAGGTGCAAGAAGCACTACGGATATATAATAATCTACAGGATAATTGGGATTATATGGGCGGAAATTACATAGGTAAAAATATCATTGGATTAAGAGATATTTTAGATCTATATGAAATTCCCCGAGAAGATCATAAAACAACGTATGAGCTAATACTTCTTATTGATAGAATTAGAGCTAAGCAGATACAAGATAGTAAACCTAAGACCTAAAAGCCTCCTCTAGTAGGGGGCTTTTTTATGTCTGTGAAAAAATACATGCTTGACATTACGTACCCTCAATGTTATAATTGTACGAAATGTGATTAACACATAAATTTTATACTGGCTTTACCAGGAGTAGATATGGCAACACAGAATACAGTAAATATAGGCATTAATGTATCGGCAGGGGAATCCCTTGATAAGACTACAAAGCAGGTAAAAAATCTACATGATCTATTAGAGAATACTGTTGCCAGCGCTGCTAAACTTAAAGGCGGAGCAGCTACTCTAGGTAGTATTACTCAAGCCACTGGAGGGGCAAGTGCTGCAACTACCTATGGGGTACAACGAGGAGTATCCGGTAGTACTGGAGCAGGAGCCAGAGACTTTGCAAAAGAATCAGAAGGCATTGGTGGACTAGTACGGGTATACGCTACCTTTGCTGCTAATATTTATGCAGTAGGTGCTGCATTCAATGCTCTATCCACTGCTATGGATACGGCTAATATGGTTAAGGGATTAGACCAACTAGGTGCTGCATCTGGCCGAGGTTTAGGATCTCTGGCCAAGTCTCTAGCAGCTGTTACAGGAGGTGCAGTTACTGTACGTGAAGCTATGGGATCTGTAGCTAGTTCTAGTGCAGCAGGGCTTACTTCTGAGCAGATTTTAAAGATGGGTACAGTTGCCACTAAAGCATCCCAAGCTCTAGGCATTAACTTAGCAGATGCTTTCAGTCGTATCAGTAGAGGTGTAACAAAACTAGAGCCTGAATTATTAGATGAAATAGGTTTATTTACTAAAATAGGTCCAGCCGCTGAGACCTACGCTAGATCTATAGGCAAAAGCGTCAATCAACTAACTGATTTCGAAAAGCGTCAAGCATTTGCCAATGCTGTACTGACAGAAGGTATAGATAAATTTGGTAAAATTGATATTGATGTAAATCCTTTTGTAAAGCTATCTGCATCATTACAAAATTTAATGCAATCAGGATTAGAAATAGTAGGTAAAGTAATAGGACCTTTAGTAAGTCTATTAGCTTCAAGCCCTACAGCACTATCTTTAGTAATAGCAGGTTTAGGTAGTATGTTGTTAAAACAAGCTATCCCTGCAATTGGGCAGTTCAGAGAAAAGCTAAAAGAAGCCTCAGAAAAAGCTTTAATTGATGTTTCTACAAAAACTACTCCAAGTATTCAAAAAGCAATTATAGACCAGTCTGCAATAGCTGCTCAAGCAGAAGCAGAAGCAACTGCTAATCAGGTAGCCAGAGAAAAAGCTATTGAAAAATTCAATAAGACAAAAGTAGGAGTAAAACAAAAAGGATTAGTAGACAAAGACGTCTATGATCTAACAGCCAAGGATATACAGAATCTTGAGAGTAACGCCAGAAAGAATAAAGGCACTAATGACCAACTATCTGCCCAATATACTAACTTAGCAAATATAGCAAGAGAAAGTATAAAGGCAGAGTCTACATTCCAAGTAGAGCAGGGGAAAACTAATGTTCTTAAATTAAAAGCATCCGAAACATTGGCATCTCAACAAGCGGCAAATGTACAGTTTCAGCAATTAAGTATTAAAGCAATTCAAAGTGAGATGGCAGCCAAAGCTGCAGCCACAACCAGAGAACTAGGTTTTATAGCAGCCCTTAAGCAAGCTTACACAGAGTATAATCTAGTAAGGAAACAAGGAGCTGTATTAAATCTTCCTGTACCGGGTCAATTTACTGAGGGACCAGGGGGAGAAAAGGTTCAAAAAAGAGAAGATGTAAAAGTAGCTGCTATTGGTAGGACTGCTGGGTTAATGGGATTACTAGGAGCAGGTGCCTCTGCAGCAGCAACAGGAATAGGAGCAGTTGTAAGCAAGCTAGGTGCTTGGGGTTTTGCAGCACTTGCTGCATATGAAATAGGTAGCCTTGTAGTTTCAATGTTTACAAAAACTGAAAAAGAATCTGCTGCAACAGCCGCAGCCTTAGATAAATTAGTAGATGCGAATAAAACAGTAGATGCTACTTTAAAAGATATAGAATCGCGCAACCCTTTCGAACGCCTTACTATAGATTCAATTAATGCTAGAACTACTGCATTTGCAGAATTAACACTTTCCATTTCTGATATGGTTAAAACTACTAACCAAGAGATGGATAAAATGCAGGGGTTTGATAAATTTATTAATTGGATGAAAGGGTTGGTAGGTAAAGATGTACAAAGTAAGTCTGCGGAAGAATTTGCTAAATCTCTACAGGCATCTTTCAAAGTTGCAGTAGCTTCTGATAAAACTACAGAATCTAAAGCTAAAATAGAAGCTATTCTAGGTGTAAGTATTAATGATATAGAAGGTATAGAAAGAGCTTATAAAAAGTTAGGCGGTTCTGCCGGGGAAAATATTAAAACAATAATAACTAACTTAAATGCTTTATCAAAAGAACAGAAAGTAGCTTCTGCACGTGCAGTAGAACTAAGAGATTCCTGGAAAGAGTCTTTTAAAGCATTAACTGATTTTATGACTAGCGCGTTACCGAAAGATACTTTATCTAAAATAGGCCAAGATATGATGGCTGACGCAAATAAATTAGCAATGTCTTTAAAAGATCCAACAGAAGCTTTAGTAGTAATGACAGAACTAGCAGGTAATACCAATGCTTTGAAGCTATTCCCTCCAGCAGCAGCTTTACAATTAGCATCATATTCAGCAGAGTTAAAAACTCTGACTGATATAGCTTTTAGCGCAGAGAAAAACTTATCAGATTTAGATGAACAAATCAAAGCACTAACTAAAGGGAAGCGCGACATTGAAGTACGGATGAAGATAGCTGAGGCTTCAGAAACTAGAATAGAACAACTTGTAAGACCAATACAGGACGAAATAGCCCGCCTTATGGAGAAGAGAAAGTTCTCAGTAGATATAGTGGGTGAACTTAAAACTAAAACAGAACAAATCAAAGGAGTTTTTGGAGAGGCCTTAAAGGATCAATTCATTGCCGGTGCTAATATCTTGTCAAGTAAAATAGCTGTAGAATGGGCAAAAGCAGGCACTACTGTATCTAATGCTGTAGCAGGTCTACTAGGAGATAGTCTTGCAGCCAATGCAATACGTGCAGATAATCAAAAAATTCAACTTAAAGCTCAGTTAAGTTCTATCAATACTCAGATAAATCTTATAATAGCAACTGAAAAATTAACTGCGCAGATAGAATTACAACGTATTGAAGACAAACAGAAAGATATTAAGTCTACCGCCTCTACTGAAACAAGCGCGGCGACAGTAGAAGAATATGCTAACTTAGATAAACGTAGACTTGAATTAGAGAAGAAAATACCTAAACTTGATAAATCTGTAAGGGAACAGATAGGCCCGGGGTCGGATGCATTAATTAAACAATTTAAGGCAGGAGCAGGCTCTGTAACTCGCGAAGATATTAATTTTGTACAGATGCTAGAATCATCACTAGCAGGTGCAGCGCAGATCGCATCAGAACTTAAACTAGTAGATCTTACTAAAGTGATCTCAGATCTAAAAACTAGATCCAATATGGAGTTAGCTGCAGTGGACAGGCTAAAAGAAGGTAATCAACTAGAGCTAGATAAGTTTAAAATATTAGAAGCTAGCGGTAAAGTTCTTGATGATTCTCGTATTAGAGAACAGAGCGCTTTCGAAATAGAAAAATCTAGCTTAGAAGAGCAAAAACAACTACTTGCCATTAAAACTCAGATTGAAGTTAAAGATGCATTATTATTAACGATGTCTGGGAAGACTAGAGAAGATCTGGAAAAAAGAACGGCAGTAATACAAGAAATTAACAGAATAGAAGAGCAGGGCCCTTTAGTTACTGCGGCAGCGGTGAGTAAAAGAGAAGCAATATGGGCCGCAGCCGGTAAAAAACTAGCAGATACAGATAAAGCTAGACTGCAGTATGCAGTTGAGACTCAGAAAATAGTTTCAGAAACTAACTACGCTAGCCGTAGCACTGAATTAGAAGTAGCAGGAATACTACTAGAAACTCAACAAGCAATGGGTGCTCTAACTGTTGACGAGTATACTAAAAGGAAGGCTTTAGTAGACATATCTAATTTAGAATTATCTGCTGATAAATCTAGGAATGCAGCACAAGAGAAGTATGCTGATATACTTAAAGATTTAGATAACTATAAGAAAACCCTATTCTCAGAAACTCCGGAATTTGAACTAGCGGAGAAAAGAGTAAAAGTAGTAGAAACTCAAAGAGACTTAGAGCTATCAGCAATAAGTACAGTAGCCGCAGCAAGAAGAGCAGATATTCAAGAACGTAGTAAGTATTCAGAGCGTCAGCTTGCATACGCAGACGTATTTAAGAAGTCATTCGAAGGAATGGCAGATGCTGTTGTAGAATTTGCTAGAACTGGTAAACTGAACTTTAAAGATCTAATTAATAATATGATTGCAGATCTAGTACGATTTGAACTTAGGCAAATGGCATCCAGTATGTATAAAAGCGCTAGTCCTGGTTTAATGAATTTTGGTGGAATGATGGGCAGTTTTGGTGATACCATTGCTAATTTGGTGGGCGGATATACAGGTGGTACAACAGGATCTGCATTAGTAGGTTTAGCACAGGGCGCAGCATACGACATGGGCATCAAGAAGTTCGCCATGGGCGGATCCTTTGCGAACTCCATAGTTGATTCACCCACGCTATTCAAGTTTGCCAGTGGCACCGGTCTCATGGGTGAAGCAGGCCCTGAAGCGATCATGCCCCTAAAGCGCGACGCTCAAGGCAACTTAGGCGTACGCAGCGGCAACAACGGCGGAAATGTAGAAGTAGTAGTCAATAACTATGGTAGTGAGAAAGCAACTACCACAGAGTCTACAGATAGCAGAGGCAATAGAAAAGTGGAAGTTATTATTGGAGATTTATCTGCCGGTGAAATTTCTAGGAATGGAAGTAATTCACAACGTTCGTTAAAAAATACTTTTGGATTACAACCAGCATTAATTAGGAGATAATATGGCAGCTGCCTATACTTGGTCAAGTTTTGGATTACCAGCAAATCCTCAGAAAGGTTTCACAGAAACAGGAGGGGTTCTAGTTTTAAGAACCCCTACCGATCAAGGACCTGCAAAGCTACGATACAGAGGTGTTAAACCACAAGTATTAAATCTAAGTTTTTTAATGACCAGCGCTCAAGTATCTACTTTAGAGGGTTTTGTAAAAAATACACTAAAAGGTACTGCACGTTTTTACTTCACCCATCCTAGAACTGCAGTTAATAGCGAAGTACGTATTGTACCTCAAGGAAGCGGAGACTACTATACTATAAGTTACATAGCTCCCGGTTACTACAACATAGCAATACAATTTGAGGTACTACCATGAGTCGTTTGTCTTCGATGACTGCAGATGCTATTCGCGCAGTATTTTCTCCCGATGCAGATGCAGATTTATTTATATTGCTGACTATTTATGATCCAGCAGATGGTAGTGTAGCTATGCGTATTTGTGATGGGTATACTCAACGTATTTCTGAAACAGACCAAGACGTAGTATACGGACTAGTAGGCCCAAGTGGGCAAAACTTTACTTTTCTGCCTATGCAAATTACTTTGCCGCAAGAAGATGAAGCTCAAGCGCCTAAATGTTCTATAACTTTTAATGATGTAACTAGATACGCTACCCCCTTAATCAGATCTCTTACTGGCCCACCAAAAGTATTACTGCAACTAGTACTGTCTAGTACTCCTAGTATACCGGAAGTATCTTTTGATGGATTATATATTAATAGTTTTACGTATAGTGCAGATTCAGTTACAGCAGATCTATCAATGATTGATTACGAACGTGAGCCTTTTCCAATGCACACATTTTCTCCTAAATACTTTCCAGGATTATTCTAATGTGGTCAAATAAATATATAGGTATACCCTACAAAGCCAACGGCAGAGATTCTGCAGGATTAGATTGCTGGGGATTAGCACGTCTTGTTTACTCTGAACAATTTAATATTAATCTACCAAGTTTTTCCACAGATTATGATATTTCAGACGACGCACGTATCACAGAACTAATTGCACAATATCGTGAAGGTTGGAAAGAGCTAGGTGCACCTGAAGACGGTTCCTTAGTACTATTTAAAGTATTAGGCGCAGAAACTCACATAGGTATTGCCATATCTGAATCACAATTTATCCATGTGCGCGAGGGCAGCGATGTAGCTTTAGAACGTTTTGACTCTGTAAAATGGGCTAAACGAATTAGCGGACATTTCAAATATTCTGCAGGAGCTATTCTTAATGCAGTTCCTCACCCTTTAAGAACTGAAAGAGTAACTCTGCCTATTCCAGAAGGTACTACGCTTACGCAGCTATATGAGTGGATTAACAAAGAATATAAGATTAGCACAGAGCTAAACAAACGAGTACATATTCTTGTAAATAGTAAAGTAATTTCTGCAGAGCAGTGGCCTACTACTATTTTAAAAGACACCGATGTGGTAGAATACCGTGCTGTACCCGGCAAGGACGCAGTACGTTTAGTATTAACGCTAGTTGTACTATACATAGCTGTCACAATTGCTGGGCCGGCAGGAGTAAACTTAGCAGGTTCACTAGGAGCCACTAGTGGTAGTTTTGCGGCGTCGATGGCGGGCAACATGGCTATGGCAGCTACTATGGCCGTAGGCGGGGCCTTAATTAACGCAATCGCGCCAATTAGACCTCCAAGTCAACCTGGTCAACCTGCACAAAGTAATCCTCAGCTACAGTTTACTGGAGCATCTAATCAATTTAATCCATATGGGGCTATTCCAGTAATACTGGGTAAAGTACGTTTAACTCCTCCACTAGGAGCTACTACGTATATAACTTATGGGGATATGACTCCTCTAACTGGTCAAGATCCTACTAGAAGTAGCTCAGATGTATATTTAAATATGTTACTAGTTTGGGGTTATGGGCCTTTACATATTGATCTAAATACTCTACGCATTGGTAGTACAGCTTTAACATCGTTTACTAATGTTACAAAATCCGTTATTAGTTATCAAACCACCCCCACTGGCCCTGAAATAACAGAGTTCAAAAGATTATATAGCAGTGACGTAAATCAAGTCTACAAAGGCATAGAACTAACATATCCTGGGTACTCTGGAACCCAAATAGGTACTGTAACCAGAAAAAATGGAAAACATAGCGAAGATCAGTACGGCCAGTTCGTAGCAGATGAAGAAGCATTTCCAGTTTATGCTTTAAATGATACTAACTATGTAACTCACAGCTTTACTAGTAGTGCAGAATCAATAACAGTATCTATTCATTATCCTGAAGGTTATAGAACAATTGTTTTAAAAGGTAATAAAGCGGGACAATCCCAGCCTGGACTGGCACCCTACGTCGTAGCACAGATTAGAAGAAATACGGGTACTACTAATGTACCTATCTGGAGTGAGTGGGGGGCTGCAGGTAATGAGTTTAATCTAAATCCAGATCCTCTCACTATGTCTGCGGATGCGTTCACTACTACTACAAATATTGGGAAATCTACTGTACCGTTTGAGATAAGAGTAAGAAGGCTAGGAGAAGATTCTGCTGATTCTGCAGATGGTAACTACCATTACTATAATAAGACTATATTACAAACAATTACTACATATACTAATACAAGTATTGTTAATGGTATTACTACGGTTTTTGATCCATTACAAGACCCGCCTAATACTAAGATAGCAAAAGCTGCAATTAATATTAAAGCCACCGATCAGTTAAATAGTCAGATTGAAGGCATTAATGCTATAGTACAAACAATTGCTAAAGTATGGGATAGTAATACTAGTAGTTGGGACAC